ATTCAAAAACATCAAATAAAACACAAGATAAAGACGTTAAATATTTAAATAAAGATTTTAATTCTTTTAAGTCTCAATTAATAGATTTTACTCAAACCTATTATCCTAATACTTTTAATGATTTTAGTGAAGGATCTCCGGGTATGATGTTTTTAGAAATGGCATCGTATGTAGGAGATGTTTTATCTTTCTATACAGATACTCAATTACAAGAATCATTTTTATTATTAGCTCAAGAAAAAGAAAATTTATATAATTTAGCTTATGCTTTAGGATATAAACCTAAAACAACTACAGCAGCTTCTACTAATTTAGATATATTTCAATTATTACCTTCTAAATTAATGAATGGAGTATATAAACCTGACTTTGACTATGCCTTAACTATAAATGAAAATTCTTTATTCCAATCAACAGACGGAATAGATTTTTATTTAGAAAATCAAGTTAATTTTGATTTTTCATCTAGTTTTAATCCTACAACTATTAGTATATATCAATATGATTCATCAAATAATCCAGAATATTATTTATTAAAAAAATCATCATTAGGGGTTTCCGCTAAAATAAAAACACAAACATTTAGTGTAGGAGCAGCTGAACAATTCAGAACATTAACTTTATTTGATACTAATGTTATTTCTATAGAATCAGTAATAGACACAGATGGAAATAGCTACTCAGAAGTTCCTTATTTGGCACAAGATACTATTTTTGAAGAGGTAGAAAACACAGGGGCAAATGATCCAGTATTAAATGGGTATAATCAACAAACTCCTTATCTGTTAAAATTAAAAAAAGTACCTAGAAGATTTGTAGCAAGAGTCAAAACAGATAATACATTAGAATTACAATTTGGGGCAGGAATTTCAGATAAAGCAGATGAAGATATCATACCAAACCCAGATAATATTGGGTTAGGAATTAAAGATGGAAGAAGTAAATTAGATGTAGCTTATGATCCTTCTAATTTTTTATATACTAAAGCTTATGGTCAAGTACCATCAAACACAACATTAACAGTTACTTATCTTGTAGGAGGAGGATTAGAATCTAATGTTAATTCAAATACTATAACTAAAATTGAACAATTAAATACTTTTAGTAAACCTAACACAAATCAAGCTTTATTAGATTTTATAAAAAGTTCAGTAGCAGTTACTAATCCCGAAAAAGCAGTAGGAGGGGGAGTAGGAGACACAGTAGAAGAAATAAGAATGAACACAATGGCAGCTTTTTCTGCTCAAAAACGAACAGTTACAAAAGAAGATTATTTAGTTAGAACTTTATCTATGCCTGCTCGTTTAGGTAGAGTTGCTAAAGTTTATATAACACAAGATGATCAAATATCTCCTTTAACAACAGAACCTAATCGTATTCCCAATCCATTAGCTTTAAACCTATATACTTTTGGGTATGATAAAAATAAAAAATTAACTTCATTAAATGCAGCTACAAAACAAAATTTATCTACTTATCTAGAACAATTTAGAATGTTAACAGATGCTGTAAATATTAAAGATGCTTTTATAATTAATTTTTTAGTAGATTTTGAAATAGTAACATTTAAAAGTTATAATAATGAAGAAGTAATTCTTAATTGTATAACCGAATTAAAAGAATTTTTTGATATAGATAAATGGCAAATAAATCAACCTATTATAATTTCTGAAGTATATAATTTGCTAGGAAGTGTTTTAGGAGTACAATCAGTAGAAAGTGTTTCTTTTAAAAATATTAGTGGTACTAATATAGGATATTCACAATATAAATATGATTTTACTCAAGCAACTAGAGGGGGAATAATTTACCCATCATTAGATCCAAGCTTATTTGAACTAAAATTCCCTAATTCAGACATTAAGGGTAGAGTAACAACATATGGTTATAATGCATCAGGAATAACTACTGGTAATACATCAGCAAATAACTCATATTAAATATAGATAAATGGCAAATAAATCAACCTATTATTGAAGCAGAAGTAGCAAATTTAATAACATCAGTAAAAGGGGTACAATCACTAGAAAAATTAACATTTGAAAATAAAAGCGGAACAGCTTTAGGTTATTCACAATACAAATATGATTTTGAAGGAGCTACAAGAAAAGGAGTTATTTATCCTGCTTTGGATCCAAGTATTTTTGAAATTAAAAACCTAAACACTGACATTAAAGGACGTGTAACAACATACTAATATGGCATATTATTTTATATTTCCCGAAAAAGACGCTACAATTTATAGTCATCCAGATCGTATTAAAATGAATACAGGAGGGGATGAAATTCTTGAAATTGTAAAAGAAAAAGGAAGTTCAGATGAAAGGTATTACCCTTCAAGAATTCTTATTAAATTTAAAAATGAAGAAATAAAAGAAGTAATCCAAGATAAAATAGGATCTTCTACATTTAATAATGGAACATCAAAAACATCCCTACAATTACAATCAGCAGAACATAAAAATTTAGTAAATGTTATAAATTTAGAAGCATTTGCAGTATCTCAATCATGGGATGAAGGAACAGGTAGATTTTCAAACTTACCTTCTTCCTCTAATGGAACAAGTTGGGTTTATAGAGATAATGATATAACTAAAACACAATGGGAAACCGGAAGTTTTACAGTAGCAACAACAGGTTCAATAGCAGCTATTGGAATCACCAAGGGTGGTGGCGTTTGGTATACTGGTAGTTTATTTCAAGGCTCTCAACAGTTTTTACGTGGTGATAATTTAGATACTGATATAGATGTGACTTCAATAGTACAAAAACACTCAGCAAGCTTATTTGCTAACAGTACTTACCCCACAGGAATATTTAATAATGGTTTTTTAATAAAACAACCAGACTCAGTCGAAGAAAATACATCAAGTAGTTTTGGTGAAATGAAATATTTTTCTGTAGACACACATACAGTTTATCCCCCAAAATTATGTTTTAAATGGGATGATAGTACACATAATAAACAATCATCTGCTAAACAAAGTGGAGAGTTAAGTGTTTCATTATATAGAAATCAAGAACTATACAATCAAAATTCAGAAGCTACTTTTAGAATACATGTTAGAGATAAATACCCAGTTAGACAATTTGCCTCTTCTTCTAATTTTTTAACTCCAGGCTATTTTACAACAAGTTCTTTTTATAGTGTAAGAGATGCTCACACAGAAGAAGAAATCATTCCTTTTGACGATAATTTTACAAAATTAAGTGCTGACAGTGATGGAATGTATTTTAAGATATTTATGAATGGTTTACAACCTGAAAGATATTATAGAGTACTATTTAAACATACCAATAGTGAAGGAACTAGAGTTTATGATAATAATTACCATTTTAAAGTAGTTAGATAATGGCAGAAGAAAATATAAAAATAAACAAAAAACTATATAGTAGATCTGATGTAAATAATGTTATAGATTTAACTTTTAGTGAATTATTCGAAAAAGATAATAGAGCTACTGATGTAAAAATAAAAAATTTATTTCAAGAATATAATAATCTTTTTTATGATATTCCTAAAACGGGAGTTTTGTCTCATTCAACTTTATTTATCCAAAGTAGAGATTATATAAATGATTTTTATGACCCTAAAGATGATCAAATAGAAGCATTATTAGAAAGAATAGAAACTCTTGAAGATGATCTTTTAGAAGCAACAAATGATATTAATCCTGAACACCCAATTTATAATGATGGTACTTTTGTAAAAGTAGACGGAAATGCCACAGTTTATTTTATGTATAAAGGAAAAGCTTGTGCTGTTACTGGTAGTGCGTATGATATTTTAGCTAAAAAATATTTTCCTTACTTATTCAGTGATGATTTTGATGGAGATAAATTTGAAATAGTAATAGAGATAGATGATAGCTCAGGTTTACCTAGTAGAGGACCTACAATTAGAGGAAGTGCAGACATAAATAATATAGATAATTTAATTCGACCTTATCTTTCATAATGGCAGAAAATATAGAAAAAATAGAAAACTTTAATTTTAAATCTAATCAAGTTGCTTCTAGGGAGTTAACTAGAAAATTTGGTAAATTAGAAGATTATGCAGAATTACATGTATTATCTGCAAATGACCAACTACTTCAATCTAATTTAGCATTTGATTCATATACTTTTCCTCCTGAGGGGATAGATACAGAAGGATTAATTAGTGAAATTAATATGGATCCTGTTGCCGAATTAGGTAAATATGGATATACATCGGGAAAATATAAAGTTAAATTAAATTTACTTAGAAGAAAAATATCTAACACTTCAAATTTAATTTTTTCTGTAAAAGAAATATCCCCATCAAGAACAGAATTAAAATTAAGAATAAATACTTCTGCAGTTGTCAGCCAAATTGTACCTTCTATAAGAAACTTTATTAATGAAGTAGAATCAAACATATTTTTTAAAGATTTTGGTCTTAACTTTAATAAAGGAGATATTATCACCGTAATTAATATTGCCTTAGATGAAAGAGGAACTAATCCCGAATTATTAGTTAAACTTTTAAAACCATTACCTCCTACTTATAATACTAATGATGAATTAAATATAGTAGAAGAAATAATAGACCCTACTGTTTTAACTATTGATTTAGGGATATTAGAAGGAAAGGATGATTCTATATCTTTACAAGGACCTAATTTTAAAATAGATACTAGATTAAATAGCTCAGTACCTTCAAATTTTAAAACATATGATGATATATTAAACCAACCAACAGTTTTATCTTCTTCATATAATCATCTTTTAAACTATTTAGAAAAACAAGAAGTACCAGAAATACAGTATGATTATATAAGACCTATTTCTGAGAGTTTTTATAGTGATGAAGAAATATATCATTTTGAAAACTTTATACATTTTAGTAGTGCAGTTGAAAGATTAAAAAATTTTTCATATAAATTAAGCTTAATAGAATTATATGATTCTCAAGTAAATAACATAAATTCAATAACGGGAGACACGTCTGGATCTTCTTTTGTGTTAAATGATAAAAGTAGTATTATATCTAAAAAAGACAAATTAATAAAAGGATTTGATGGTTACGAACAGTTTTTATATTTTACTTCAGGAAGCAGATTCACATGGCCCAAATCAAATACAACAGTACCTTATTCTTTATATTCAGTATCTTCATCTATAGCTAAAAATTGGTTAGGGGATGAAAGATCAACACTTCCTACATATGGTGGACAATTATTATCAGCTTCTTTATTTGATAGACAAAATCAAAATAATTTAGAAAGATTAGTACCTAATCATATTTTAGATAATAGTGATAATGATCAATATAAACTATTTATTAATATGGTGGGTCAGCATTTTGATCAAGTTTGGATCCATATAAAACATATGACTGAAGTAAATGATACACACCATAAAAGAGGTGTATCTAAAGAGTTAGTTTATTTTACCTTAAAAAGTTTAGGAATAGAAGCTTTTGATCAATTTGAAAATTCCAATTTAATAGAATATATTCTAGGTCAAGGAACCACAGGAAGTGCATTTTATGATACTCCTACTTCACAAACTTTAGTTAGTGCTTCAAATGAAGGTTCTATACCTAAAAAAGATATTTCAAAAGAAATTTGGAAACGTTTATATCATAATGCACCTTATCTTTTAAAAACTAAAGGAACAGAAAGAGGAATTAAAGCTTTAATAAGTTGTTATGGTATTCCTTCTACTTTATTAAATGTAAAAGAATATGGAGGACCCGTTAAAGATAGGACAGGTTATAAAACTTTTAGTTATGAAAAATCAGGATTAGCACTTAATGGAGATTCGGGAACAGAAGGATTTTTTATAAAAACAGACTGGTCTGGATCTGAGGGATATGATAATGTGTTAATTAATGCTGGAATTCCAAATATTACAAAA